CCTAGTTATCAGTGGGGAGATTATCCTACTGATGAACAATTTGATCTGGCAATAGCTACTGAAGCTGGTCCTTATAGTATGTCAGAAGAGGTTATTACACCAGAACAAATGGCAATTGCAGAATCTGCTATAGGTCAATCAGGTTATCCACAAGATATATCAGTATTACCTCAAGTTACTGAATCTTGGGAAGAAGTTTTTGATCCTAAAAGTAAAGTTATAATGGGAGATCGTGCAAGAATAGCAAGAGCAGTAGATGAAGCTCAAAAAGCAGGAAGAGGATTACATCCCTCTGAAAGACGAGATCGTAGCATATCAAGAGATGCTCTTAGAACAACTCTTGAAGAAAGTTTACCAACCCTTGAAAGACAAAGAGGCCCTCAAGAATTAAGCCAAGCTTACCCTTGGTGGGCACCATTTGCACTTCCGATTAAAGCGCTTGGTGGTATAGCAGGATGGTTAAGAGGAAATACTGCACCTGTAATAGCAACAGTTATGGTAGAAGGTGAAAGAATGAATCTACATGAAGATGGTACTCTTTCAGAAATACGTGCTGGTGATCAAACAACAGAAGATGCAGATTTATATAAACAACCTCTACCTATACAAACAGCTAGAGAAGGACTTACTTCTACTGTTAAAGAAGAAGAAAAAGAACTAACAGGAATTGCAAAGTTACTGGATAAACGTAAAGATAAACCTACAAAAGGAGAGACACTTCAACCTCAGTTTGATAACATCGTAGCTGCTGGATTTAGCAGACAAGAAGCGGCTGACATGCTTAACCAGCCCGTAAATATTTTTGCATAGGATAAATAATGGCAACAGAAAAAAACCCATATGAGATGATACCAGAAGAAATTCCTAACGTAATTCCTATGGTTCCAGAAACAGAACTTGATGCCAGTTTTGAAGTAGCTGATGATGGTGGAGTTATAGTAGATTTTTCTGAAGAGTCTAGTATAGAGATGCAACCATCAGAAGATATTGCTGAATGGTATGGTGATCTTGCAGAAACTCTGGAAGAATCAGATTTATTTGAGATAGCCACAGATGTTATAAATGATTTTCAAGCAGATAAAGATTCCAGAGGTGAATGGGAGTCTATGTTTGAAAGAGGCTTTGATCTTTTAGGATTAAAACTTGAGCCGGGATCAGAACCTTTTGAAGGTGCTTGTACAGCCGTTCATCCTCTTCTGATAGAATCAGCAGTTAAGTTTCAATCAAAGGCTTCAGGAGAACTCTTTCCCAGTGGAGGTCCAGTAAAGGCAAACATACTTGGCAAGATAACTCCTGAGAAAGAGACACAAGCTAACCGTGTTCAGAATTTTATGAACTATCAGGTTACTGAACAGATGCCAGAATATTTTGATGAATTTGAAAGAATGCTTTTTCATCTTCCCTTGATAGGATCAGCATTTAAAAAAATATATTATAGTTCTACTCTTAAACGTCCTGTCTCTGAATTTGTTCCCATAGATCAATTTTATGTGTCTTACTATGCAACTGATCTGAGGAATGCGGATAGGTATACCCATGTTATTAATCGGAGTCCGGTAGAATTACAAAAAGATGTTATAGCTGGTGTCTATAAGGATGTAGATCTTCCTAAACCTAATCAATCCAATATAACATCTTTCACAGAGAAAATGGATACTATTCTAGGATTGTCTCCCTCTTCAGATAATGATCCTCAATATATTTTATTGGAACAACATCGTTATCTAGATATCGAAAATAAAGATCAATCGCTCCCCTATATCGTAACTATAGAAGAACAAACAAGACAAGTACTAAGTATTCGTAGAAACTATGAACAGAATGATCCGAATATGGAGAAGCGTAGTCACTTTGTCCATTATCGATTTGTTCCGGGTTTTGGTTTTTATGGATTAGGTCTGATACATTTCCTTGGTAATCTTACCATGAGTGCAACTGCTGCAATGAGATCTCTAATTGATGCAGGTCAGTTTGCAAATCTGCCTGGAGGTTTCAAAGCCAAAGGACTTAGAATGGTTGGTGATAATGATCCCATCTCCCCGGGTGAGTTCAAGGAGGTTGAAGCAACTGGAATGGATCTTTCAAAGGCTATTATTCCTCTCCCCTATAAAGAGCCTTCCTCTACTCTATTTCAGATGCTCCAGTTCGTAGCTGCTGCTGGTCAGAAGTTTGCGGATAGCACGGAACAAGTTATTTCTGATGCTGCCTCCTATGGACCCGTTGGTACAACTATGGCTCTCTTAGAAGCCAGTAGTAAGTTTTTCACAGCCATACATAAACGTCTTCATAAATCTCAGAAAGATGAATTTAGAATTCTGGCAAAGATAGATTATGATTATCTTCCTGATGAATATCCTTATGATGTTCCATTTGAAGATAGAAGTATATTTAAAAATGATTTTGATGGACGAGTAGATATAGTTCCTGTCTCTGATCCTAATATACCATCCAATGCTCATCGTATGATGCTGGCTAACATGGCTCTTCAAATGGCACAGCAATCACCTCCTGGTATGTTTAATCTAGAAGCATTAAACAGAACTATTCTTAATGCAGCTAACATGCCTAACATGGAAGAGATACTTCCTCCCAAGATAGAACCAAAGCCAATGGACCCTGTGTCGGATATCATGGCCGCTACCAAAGGAATTCCTATAGCTGCTTTTCCAGGACAGAATCATGATGCTCATATTCAGACAAAGATGGCATATCTTCAAGATCCTGCTAATGGAGCCAATCCTATTATGCAAAGAATACGTCCTCTTCTGGAAGCCAATATTCAAGAACATTCTGTGATGAAGTATCAAGAGCAGATGAACGGGATGACACAACAGATGATTGAGCAAATGCCTCCAGAACAGGCCCAAAATCCTGCTGTTGTAGAAATGGCAATGGCTCAAGCTGCTCAACAAGTAATGAATGCTAATCAGGCTATAGGAATAACACAGTCACCTGAACAACAACTGGTCGCTCTAGAACAAGCCAAGGTAGAACTAGAAAAACAAAAACTACAATCTGATACAATGGTTCAAGCTGCTGAGATGGAATTAAAGAATAAGAAACTTGAGCTTGATGAAAATGAACAGATTATTGATATGCTCAAGACAGGTGCAACTGATAACTTCAAGAGAGAGAAAGCAGAACTTGACAGAGATTCTAAGAAAGAATTAAAAACTCTGGATATACTATCCAAGATCGGAATTGAAGAATCTAAATTAGATGCTGAAGATGAAAGAGTTAGACAAAGAATAATGAAAGACTTATTAGAACAATATAATAAAGATGAGAAAGATCTGGATATGAAGGGTCTAGATGCTCTAGTTAAAATGGCTATTGAACAATCCAAGAAAGATAAAGGAGATAAAGAATGACAATAAAAATTCCAGAAATGACGAAAGGTAAAGGCTATATTACTTATAAACAAACAAGTTCTGATAAACCAGTAACTTATGGAGATCCTTTCAAAAGTGATTGTATTGGACCTTGGGAAACACTAGCTGACCTTAATGAATGGGGCTATGGTGAATTTAAATTTCCAGAACCAGCAAAGAAAAGTCGTAAGAGTACCTTATACACCTAATGGAACTCTGGGATGAGGTTATTCAAGAGTATAATGAAGAGATTCAAAGACTCAGACTTTCATTAGGAAATGGTTCGGCTGATGATTATGCTCATTATAGACAACTTGTAGGTTCTATCCAAGGTTTAGAGTGGGCTAGAATTAATTTAAATGATATAATTAAAAAACGAATGTATTCAGAAGAAGAGGAGTAAAATGCAACAAGTACAAATGGGTAAGGCCCTAAAAAATGATTCATGGATCAGTGATCCTACTGAAGTAGAAGATCCAGAAGTATTACCTGAATTACCGGGATTTCATGTTTTGGTAAGACCAGTGTCTGTAAAAAGTCAAACAAAAGGTGGAATTTTTATTCCAGATTCAATTAAAGATGATATGTCATATCTTACCACGGTAGGTAAAGTATTAGCTCTGGGTAAGTTGGCATATCTGGATAGGGATAAATTTCCAGCAGGAGCTTGGTGTAATGTAGGTGATTATATATGTTATGGTAAACATGCAGGAACAAAGCTTTTTTACAAAGGAGTAAGACTTATTTTACTCTTTGATGATCAGATTACAATGAAGGTTGAAGATCCAAAAGATCTAGATCCAACATTTAATTTAGGAAAAGGATCAACATAATTTGGAAAATCGTTAATTGTATGGTATAATAGTATATCGTTAAATCGTTGATTTCGTAAACAACGGAGGTAAGAATGGATAAAAAAGAAGAATGGGGAGATATAAATCTTTCGAATGAGGAACAGAAAATTGAAATTGAGCTTGAAGATAATGAGTCAAATTCTGAAGAGGGAGTTGAAGAATCTAAAGAAGCCCAAAACTCAGATGGTAAAGGAGATGCTCCAGAATTGGAGGGCATTAATACCAAAGGAGCAGAAAAACGTATTCGACAACTTATCCGACAGCGCAAGGAAAGAGATGAACATATTGCTGCTCTCATTCAAAAAAATGAGGAGTTAAATACAACTCTCAGAACACAATATAAGGAAGTAGACGAGGTTAATAAATTAAGTCTTGATGCTTCTGAAAAACAATTAACTGATAAACTTGAGCTTGCCAGATCAGTTTATATGGAAGCTTTTGAAGAAGGAGACAAAGAAAGAGTTCTTAAAGCACAG